GTAAAAGGTACTGAATCATAAGTAACTGCACTATTATCCGCTAGTGCTTCTCTAAGGGGTGGTTCTATCGTGACTGTTGACGCATTACTGGATGACGTTGCATCTTCAACCACCATATAAACTTTATCGTGAGCAAACTTGATAAAATCACCCGCTTTGAGTCTACCCGCACCATCACCCGCAAACCCATCTATTGCTACTGTTGTGTCAGCGACCGAATGAACACCATTAACCAACAAAGTGCCTGTTTCGTTGCCCTGTGCGTTTAAAAAGCTTGGGAAGGTGACTGTAAAATTATCTTTTCTGTTTCTCTGCTTCATAATAAAAGCCGTTACAGGTGCAAAGTCTGCCCTAGTCATGGGAGGATATGAAAGAGTAAAACTAAAACGCTGACCTTGCACTTGTCTTCTAAATGTCTTTCCGCTATCTGTTTCACTAAACAAAGTCTTTTGATTGCTCTTGATATTGATAGCTGTAAAGTTTGTTTTTGGTAATGCTCCACTCATACGACTGCCATCTTACCCTTTTCGTTCATAGCACTATTAATAAGGTTTACGATTACACCCCGACTATTTACCAATAATTCGTTGAAACCTCTAGCATCTACTGTATTGATATTGAAGTTTACTGTGACTTGTTTACCCATTCCTAGCTTGTCATTTGGTACGACTGTTCCCGCTTGGTCTGGTACAAAGAGTTCTGCACCTTTTTCCCCAACAATGCTTGGTTGACCTACTGGCGGTCTACCACCTTTTTCAAACCCTCTTATCTTATTTATAAGACCCGTACCAAAGGCTATAGCACCGCCTACAGCACCTATGTTGAATGGGAAGGGTATAGAAGCAAAAGTTTTCATAGCACCTTCATATAAGCTTATAAACGCCTTCTTAATCGAATCTGCCTTAAACATAGCTAACGACCCTTTCATAGCGTTCTTTATCGCTTCGCCTATAAGCATATCCACCATTGACCGAACTACGAAAGTTCCCAAATCAGCGAAACTTAATTTTCCTGTCATTACGAAATCGGTGAGTGATGTTTTTAATTTATCAAATGTAGATGCACCTATATCTTGCATTTGTTTGAACATTTCTTTCTGCGATTCTGCCACCTCTTTGAATCCGTTAGCAAAGTTAGCGAAAAGTCCAATTTGTGATTCATGTCTTCCCAAAGCCATTTCAACCGCTTCTAATGCCGACAAACGCAATTTTTCCGCTTCAGCTAGACTTAAAGTTGCTTTTTTTGTTTCTTTTACTGCGTCCGTTTGTTTTTTATATGATTCTGTAATTTTCCCACCCATTGCAAAAGGTGCTTGTCCAAACGCTTCAAATGTTTCTTTAGAACTTTCTTTAAGTGCGTCTTGTGTTTTGACTAATAAAAGATATTTTTCGTTAAGTTCTGTAATTTTTTGTTCGTTTGCTGAAAACTTGTTAATAATACCATCATAAATAGGTGGTATTTCTTTAGCTACGTCTAAATTTTTTGACATTATTTCGGTATTTCTTTGGAAGGTTTCTCTTACATTTTTACCAAAATCTGGTCTTATTCCCTCCATTTGAAGTGTTTTATTAAGTTTTGCGTTTTCAACTTCAAGTTGTTGAATCGCAAATAGTGTTTTGTAAATATCTCTCTCTAATTCTTTTCTTGTTAATTTTTTAAGTGCTTCTTCTGCTTTTTCTAAGGGGTCTGGAAGTAGCATTGATGCGGTTGTCATAGCACCTATAGCACCCGCAATAAGCGTTAATCCTTTTGCTCCAGATAAAGCCGTTATTCCTGTCAAGGTAATGAACACTTTCCGAAAAGCTGACGCAAGTTTAATAACTACTTCTGTTAATTTGAAAGCAATAAACCCCGCTACAAATGCTTTAAGTATT